GCCCACTTTTAGCCTGTTCCTGGCGTTCCCTGACCACAGAATCTGATGACTGAACCGCCAAACTGGTGATGTCATCAAGCCCAATACCTGAAGATTTCAGCACCACGGGCACCACCTCAAAGCCTATTTTTCTGTTATCTTCCCCATCCTTTTGCTTAGTTATGGTCAAGATTCCCTGCCCTGCAATCTCTGCTGACTTGATCATTGAGTCAACTCTGACCAGTTCCAACTCTGTGTCCACGGCCCCAAGGAGTGATGAATGTCCACGCAGACCCTTACTTATGTCCTTACCTGAGTGGTGCAGGAGCATCAAACTTGTCTCATAACGCTCCATCAATCTTCCACATTGGGTGATAAAGGATGACATATCTTCACTTGAGTTCTCGTTTCCTCCCCCAAATGATCTAGCCAAAGTGTCAATGATCACCAGAGATAACGACAATTGATGACTTGTCAGCAAGTTGTCAATCCCCTCAATCAGGGCTAAGAAGTCATCGTGGTTTGATCTAAGGTTGATCTGATGCCTGATCACAAAGAGGGGTTCACCACCTTGGCTACCCTTGAATATTTTGCAAGCCTTGATCCTCGCGCCCATACCGCCATGCCCTTCTCCACAGATATATAGCACTGCGCCGGGGGAGTTGACGGGGTTTGACATCCACTCCACACCTGATGCCACCGAATAGGCCATGTCTAAGGCAATGAAAGACTTGAAGCTGGCAGGTGGGCCATACAGGGCTATGAAAGACTTTTTAGGCAACACCCCATCAATGAGCCACTCCACGGGCTGGTCTTGGATGTCATCCCAAGATTCGATCTTGAAAGTTTTTTTGGGTTTGTCGCCAGGACTTGAGTCATTCCCAGATTCGGCGCCAGATTCAGCGACTTCTGGTGGTTCTGACGTAACTGGTTCTGTAGCGGTCAAAGCCAAGATGTGTTCAGGCACAAACACTTCATGCACAGACTTTAGGGATTGAGCCTCTTTAGCCAGTTGAGCCAATTCCATCTTGCCGTAGCCCATACCCACGAACTCATGGGCATCATCCCCTGGGAAGGGGAGGTTCAAGTCAATGACCCTGATTGATCTCACTGGTGCATCAAGCAAGCATTCAACGACTTTCTTGGCGTACTTCCACCCTGGCTGGTCATTGTCTGGAACCACCACCACATTGGCATTGACAAAGTATTGGGTGAGTTCTGTGGGCCAGGAACCCGAACCTGCATGACTTGTCGTGGCTACGACTCCCAACCCTATCAAAGCATCACAAGCCTTTTCCCCTTCACACAAGTAAATAGCCCTGCCAGATTCCACCGCAGCAATCACTGCTGGTAAGTTGTAGCAAACAATCCTTGAGTCCCCAAGCCTGTTGACCCTCGACCCATCGGGCATGACTCTCACAAGTCTGTAATCCTTGCCCTTTTCTGTGTTGGTCTTAAACCTTTGCTTGATAAAGAGGGTAACGCCATCCTCATCTGTGTAGTGCCACTCATGCTCCAAGTTACTTGGGTTGGTGGGTGGTAAGGCAGACACCACAGGCACAAAGGGCTTGAGGTTGTCTAATGGGTGGGGTCTGGGGGGGAGTTCTGGGAGCAGTCCCATGTCTTTGACTGCTCTAAAGACTGAATCTTGATCACACCCACCATGACACTTAAAGAGTACCATTGCATCAGAGTCCGCATCAGAGATTGAAAGGGAGGGATTCCTGTCCCCTTTCCCCTGCCCATGACTAGGTACAGGGCATGAGGCAACCCATTGCCCGTTGACTCTTTTGGCGTTGCCTAACGCCTGGGCTATTTGTTCTGCTTGCATGAGTTATTCCAAGACTAATGATTGTTGTGCGGTGCGGATGTTCTGCAATTCCATGTAGGCAGGATTCAACTCACAGCCAATGTATTGCCGCCCAAGGTTTTGGGCCACTTGTGCCGTTGTGCCACTTCCCATGAATGGGTCAAGCACAATGCCGCCAACAGGTGCGCCAGCAAGGATGCAGGGTTCGATCAAGTCTGATGGGAATACTGCAAAATGTGCGCCAGCGTAGGGTTTAGTTGTGACTGTCCAAACACTGCGCTTGTTGCGGTCAGTTACCAAAGTGTCATGCGTTGTAAACCCTGCCGCAGTAGTTCCAAACTCGCCCTTTGCGCCATTCTTAGCGTCAGTGCCGGATGCCTTGACAATGCGCCCCTCATGTATTGCCGCCTCTTTAATCGCTTCATGGTCATAGTAATATTTCTGTGACTTGCTTAATAAAAAAATGTACTCATGCGCTTTTGTGCATCGGTCTTGCACCGACTCAGGCATAGGGTTTGGCTTGTGCCAAATAATGTCTTGGCGCAGATACCAACCATCAGCCCTTAGTGCAAACGCCAGCATCCAAGGAATGCCGATAAGGTCTTTGGTCTTTAAACCCGCTTCATGCAACTTGTCCAGCTTGCGGTCATTTGCTGGCATATTGTTTCTGCCTTCACGCTGATATTCGGGGCTTGCTCTGGCAAATCCATTACTGTTGCAGTAACTGTCCCCAATGTTCAACCACAGCGTCCCATCATCCTCCAGCACATCCCAGACACAGCGAAACACCTCAACCATTGCCTTGATGTATTCCTCTGGCGTTTCTTCAAGCCCTAATTGCCCGTCATGCCCATAGTCCCGCAAACCAAAGTAAGGTGGGCTGGTCACGCAAGTCTGTGCTTTGATGCCCTGATCTTTCCAACGGCGCATGGTTTCCCTGCAATCACCAAATTCAATCTTGTTCATGTTTTATTCCTTAATTGGGCCAAACGCTCGCGGATATGTTCGGGCATAGGGGCGGCTTTTTTCCTATCTTCTTCAAGTTTCACCAGCACAGGGTCACGCTCTGGCTTGGCCTCTGGTATCTCTGCCCCATCCCATCGCTGTTGGTTCAAATAGACCTTGGGGGCTGGGATATATGCCCCGTTGTCCCGCAGCCATTGGGGGGTTGTTTTCATCCAATCAAGGTGCTTCAAAATCATGGTGACCTGATAGAAATAATAGTTCTCAGCCCACTTTTTCTTACAAGCAGACTTTTCACCTTTGCGGTCACATCTGGGGTAAGCCTCCCAGAATTCTTCAAAGCCCTGGTCTGTGATTTTGGGCATCTGTGGCATTCCAAATAAGTCATCCATTTGATTTCTCCATAGGTCTGACAAGGGTGGATAGAGTCCTATCCTGCCCCCTCCAGCGGTTGTCATGTTCTACATTCATCATCATTCGTCTTAATTAACAGACATCGCCCAAGTTCCCTTGAGGAGTTGATTCGCTTATACATCTGGCCTTGATTTCCACCGTGTACCAAATGCTTTAACAGTCGCTCAACTAACGCTGTTCGGCAAATCAGGGGGTGTGTCCTGCTGTCGGTGTTTCTTGACTTGTCACCCCATGCAGGGCCGGTAACGTAACGCGAGTCACTCGGTCTGCCAAAAGAAAAAACCCCGCAAGATGCTCTGTGGTCTTGGCTCTTGGCGAGAGCAACAGCAAGACGATTGAACTGGTCAAAAGACTCGCTTGCCGTACGACAAGACCACACAGAAACCTGCGGGGTTTTCACCAGTTCATCGTCTTGATGCCACTCAAGACGGTTTGGATTATACATTACTTTTCAAACCATGTTGGACGCAACACCATCAATTGCCAAATTCTTGCTTGGGGGACAGTTTTCCATTGGGAAACCGCCGATTGGTGAATGCCCAAGATTCTGGCAAGCTCAGTCTGTGAGCCTGCCAATGCGATAAATTTGTCCTTGTTCATCCGCACATTGTACATAAGGCCGCTAATAACCCCACATTTGACTTGGGATTATAAGGTAGCTGATAATCACCCCATGCCCTGAACTTCTCGGGGTCTTTTAAGGAGTCGCAATGCTAAATGAAGCAGACATAGATGAATGGCGCTGGAGGCAGATACTTACCCGCCGCATACACCCAGATGACCAACCCCCAATTGAGGATGACCAAGATGAAATACCCCAGAACGATGAATGAAGCATTCCCCCACACAGTGGAATATGGCGCATCCATAGAAATTCACGTTGCCCAACATTCCACTGGCGACAAAGTTATCAGGGTTTTGGCCTTGGCTGCTTTGGTTGTGCTTTGCCTTGATATTTTTATTTGGAGACCATGACATGAACGCTAACGAACTTATAGACAACATCAAATTCATTGCTGACAAACAGTATGAAGGCGAACCCGCACAGAACCGCTTGGCCTATCACGTTGGCTTGTTGGAGTCCCATTTGCGGGGCTACATCCAGACCACAGAGATTGCACAGGAATACATCAAAGAACTGGAAATGAAACTGATTGCAAAGGAATCGGAATGAAGATGATCACCTACTCACTTTTGTGCTGGATGGCCTGGGTCACGGCTGGTTGCTCTAGCTTGCCAGGGTCAACACCCCAAGCGCCCAATCAGGATTTGATTGTTGACAAACAAGTCCAGCCGATGGGAAGGAATGAGGTTATTGACGCTGTGCGCCAGTGTGAAACCTCTGGCCTCCGCGCCATCCCGCTATACGCCAAACGCAAGATCGGTGGCTACACAGTCGAGACTGTGGTGGAAGTCACTTGCGGCCCTAAATACGCTTATTAAGGAAACATCATGGAAACACCAATTGGAAAACAAATCGCCGCCGCCTTTGTCAAAGCACAATCACAATTTGGCAAGGCGCTAAAAACGTCTGTAAACCCTCATTTCAAATCCAAGTATGCAGACCTCAGTTCTTGCATTGATGCTGTTGTAGGCGCTTTAAACGCCAACGGCATAGGTCTTATGCAACGCACTTATGAATGCAAAGACGGGGTAATGGTTGAGACAATGTTTGTGCATGAATCTGGGGAAGTGATGGAGTGCGGAATGCTTCATGTCCCAGCCAGCAAGCACGATGCAATGGGTTTTGGCTCGGCTTTAACTTATGCGCGGAGATATAGCCTTTTGACCGCCAGCGGCCTCTCACCAGATGACGATGACGGTGTAGCGGCATCCCGCCCTGCGCCACAGATTGACGCAGGAATGATGGCAGACCACATTGCCGCCATCGATGCCAGCGCCAACAAGGAGGAGTTGCAAACCGCTTACAAAGCCGCCTACGATGCTTGCAAGGGCGACCAGATTTGGATTGCCAAGGTCATCAAAGCCAAGGCAGACCGCATTGCCAAAGCAAAGGAAAAAGCATGAGAAAAAAGAAAGAAATTGGTCTTGAGGAAATAACCCTTAAAGACTTTATCGCCATTTTTGCCATGCAATCTTTTATCTCTGGATGGATTAGCCGTGGCACATATCCAGAAACAGATTTAATCGTTTCTGAACTTTCATACAAAATGGCAGATGCCATGCTGGAGACACGCAATGGAAATTGAACAACGCACAGAAGAATGGTTTGCCGCCCGTTTGGGCAAGGTAACCGCCAGCAGGGTGGCAGATTTGGTTGGCAAGACTAAAACGGGTTACAGCGCCACTCGGGACAATTACATGGCCCAGTTGGTGGTGGAACGCCTTACCCAGACCAAGGCAGAGTCCTACACCAATGCAGCAATGCAATGGGGTACAGATCAAGAACCATTTGCACGGGCGGCGTATGAAGCGGCACAGGGCGTTATGGTTGAAGAAGTGGGGTTTGTACCGCACCCAACGATTGAGTGGGCTGGTGCGTCCCCTGATGGCCTTGTTGGGGACGATGGCCTTGTGGAGATCAAGTGCCCAAACACCGCCACTATGATTGAAACGCTGCTATCCCAAAAAGTCCCTGGAAAATACTTTATTCAGATGCAGTTTCAGCTTGCTTGCACAGGGCGCAAGTGGTGTGATTATGTGGCGTTTGACCCTCGAATGCCAGCTAAAGCACAAATGTTTGTCAGACGGGTTGACCGTGATGATGAATACATTGCACATCTTGAAGAAGAAATTGCAAAGTTTCTTGTTGAGGTGGAATCCCAAGTTCAAAAACTAAACGAAATCATTGAAAGCAAATAATGTCTAAAGTCAAAAAAGAAATTACCGCCATCGTTGGTCAGTACACCAATGCCCAAGGCCAGCAAAAGAACCGCTATCAGCGCATTGGGTCAATCATTGACACTCGCAATGGCGAAATGCTCAAACTGGATGTAATCCCTTTAAAGGAAAACGGCTGGGACGGTTGGGCTTATTTGAACGACCCCAAGCCCTACGAACCCAAGGGCTTGCCAGCAGATAACGATGACGATCTGGCCTTTTAATCATGCTTACATTTCCAAGGGCAAGGAATTCTGACCCGCTGACCTCATTCCAGGCAGCGGATTCAGCCAAAGAATTGGCTAACAAGCACGGTTTGCTGATTGTGGATTGTCTCCAGCGTTTTGGCGCAAGAAGCAAAGATGGCATCGCAGAGTTGACTGGGTTGGATGGCAATCAAGTAGCAAGGCGACTGCCTGAGTTAGCCAAGATTGGCTTGGTGGAATTAACTGGGCAAGTTACTAAATCAAAATCAGGCAGGGCAGAACGTGAATGGCGTTTTGTACCTGTGCAGAGGGAGTTGATATGAATGAAGAAGATGAAGCATTTGAGGATTTAGCCAAGCGCCAAGGGGATTGGGGTATGCAGGGGTCACGCAAGCACCAAATTCTTAGGTATGCTGAAAATGTTGAACGCAAGGGGACAAGCATGACTGACAAAGAAGCAATAGCTATGGCACTTGAGGTGTTGGAGTGTGCCAACTCACTGAATCGTGATTATGAGAATAGAATCGCCGCACTCAAAGAACGATTGGCAGACCCCATGCGTGATGTGCAGAGGTTGGGGCAAGAGATTGAGCAAGAGCGCAACTTCTGCCCCCGCTGCGGTAAGCGCACACCAGACTTAATCACCATTCACACTTGCACACCACCACAGGAAAACACATGATGGGTTTGTTTTTGGTCTTGTGCCTTGGGGCCGCCGTTGTAGTGGCAGTCGCCTGGGTATTTGTTCAGATACTGCTATGGATGCAGGAATAAAGCTCGTTCATCTTTTCGGCGTTTGACCAGCCCTGGCAAGACTTTGCCACCGCCTTTGGTGTACTTTAGGAACTCATCCCCAGCACCAGCTTTGTCGCCTCTAAGCACCTTCTGGCGTAGCGTTGAACGCTGGGTTGTTCCAAGGCCGCAGTTAAAAGAAAAACTAACAAGACTATCAAACATCCCTTGGCTGAGATCGACAGGAAATAAAGTGTGTACTCCACGTTCAAACCTTGTGAGATCGTTTCTGAGAATGGCATTTACTTCTTCTGCTGAAAACGTGCGGTTATCCTCTGGACGTAGCTGATAACCATCTCTTTGATCAACAGGCATCTTGCCTTGATCTGGGTAAAGTACATGACCAACTCCAATCGTCCAAAGTTTTGCAGGGCAACGGTAAGGCTTAAACCTCACCCCTTCATGGTGCTTGACCATCTCCACAGCTTCAAGGCTGATGTTCATTTTTTGAACGCTTGACCGCCAAACCAGAAGCTGACGATACACGCCCAAATGATTTGGGTTTCATCATCCCACAA